TGAATGGCACAAGCGACTAGCCAATGAGGTGATGGCTACTGGTTGCATTACTACACCATCAGGCAGGGCATTTGCTTTCCCTGATGCCAAGCGTAACAAGCATGGGGGTGTGTCATATTTCACACAGATAAAAAATTATCCTGTGCAGTCCTTTGCAACTGCTGACATTGTACCTATATGTCTGATATACATTGACAAGATGTTGGAGGCAAACAAGATGCAGAGTTGCATTGTCAACACAGTGCATGACAGTGTGGTACTTGACATACATCCAGACGAGACAGACAAGGTGCTAAAGATTATCGACAGAACAAACGACAAGCTAATCTCCATTGTCAATAAGAAATGGAACATCGACTTCAACATTCCTCTATTATTAGAGGCAAAGATTGGACCGAATTGGCTTGACACAAAAGACGTAGCATGATATAACTACAAAATTGATCAGTGTTAAGGAGAAAATACACATGACAGAACTAGCAGTAATCGACACAAGTAACTACGCAGCAATGGCAAAAGCAATGGGCATGGGCCAAGCCGCCACTGAGAAAAAGACCAGCGCACTTGCCCGTCTTCGTATCAATCATACACCAGTGATGGGACAGGCAGAGGTTAAGGGTAAGCAAGTAAATGTAGAGGTAGTAGAGGGTGGCACATACAAGCTAGAGATTCCTGATGGCCCCACATACTACGCTGAAGAGGTAAGCATTCGCCCATTCCTTCAGCGGTTTATGTACAAGAAGTTCATCATGGGTACTGACACCACGCCCAATCGTTATGTCAAGACAGTGATGGGTGACAATCTTAACACAGATATGAAGGACAATGATGGTGGCTTCAACTGTGGTAAGCCTTCTGGTTGGATTGAAGACTTCAACAGTTTACCTGACAGCATGAAAGAATTGATCCGTTCTATCAAACGTGTGCGTGTACTGTTTGGTACTGTGGATATGGTCAACGCCACAGATGTATCAGGTAACTCTGTGGATGCACCGACTACACCATTCATCTATGAGGTTGAGAACCGTGATGCCTTCAAGACCATTGGTAACATCTTCACAAAGCTGGGTAAGATGCAACGCCTACCACCACAGCACTATGTCAAGGCAACCACAGAGAAACGTGAACTGCCTAATGGTAGCTGCTTCTATCTGCCAGAGGTATCTCTTGATCTAATGACCACACTGGACATGGACAATGATACACAGGGTACGTTTGCTGACTTCATTGCATGGATTGCTAACTACAACCAGTACATTCTGGGCGAGTGGTCTGACAAGATGCAGCATGACAATGAGGAAATCCCTGATGCCATTGTAGAAGACTTGGTGGACATTGATGAGGACTTTGTGTAATGCTAGACATGCCACCATCAGGCATTGTCTATGACATGTCAAATGAAGCGTACCACAAGCAAGTAGGGTACAGTTCGTCTGCCATTAAAACGGTGTGTAAGCAATCTCTTGCACACTACATGGCACAGAAACCATTGGGTGACAGCCCAGCATTTGCATTGGGGAGTGCAGTACACGCTACGTTACTTGAGCCAGAGCGTGACCTAGTTATCAAGGGACCAAAGACACGTGTGTCTAAGCTGTTCAAAGACCTGTACGCTAACAAGACTGAAGACCAAGTTGTCCTTACAGAAGTGGAATACCATGTACATAAAAAGATGTGTGAGTCTGCACTGGCTAACGACAAGTGCATGAAGCTGCTAACAGACAAGCGTAGGGTCACAGAAAGTAGCATATTTACAAGTGATCCTGCCAACGGTTTGAACCTAAAGACAAGACCAGACCTATACATACCAGAGACAGGACAGATTGTTGACATCAAGACTACTATCGACGCTTCACCAAAAGGTTTTGCGGAACAAGTGGGTAAGTACGCTTATCATATACAAGGTGCTTTCTATTTGCATACTTGTAAACTGGCTGGCCTAGACGTAAAAGAGTTTAGCTTTATGGCTATTGAAAAGACTGCACCTTACATAGCACACGTGCATGTTATGTCACCTGAGTTAGTAATACAAGCAACTAAAAGGGTTAAAGAAACGCTTGACTTTATAGCTGAAGCTAATAAGACAGGTGACTTTGGAACTGGTTGGGGTGATTACTCAACACTTAAAGTAGGAGACTTTTAATGTTTGATGAAGAAGAAGTAAAGGAACTTGAAGCAAAAATTGCAGACATGGAGACTGCTTTAAAAGCCGCCAAGCAAGACCTAAAGCATAAGAAGTATGGCCCCTTGAGGGACGCCATTGCCACACGCAATGCTATGGATGAACAGGTGCAGGAAGAGTTGACCAAGTTAAACCTGACGCATGACCCTTGGGTAGTTCATCCTAGCCGACACCTTTTCTGGAGATGATGAATGGCAAGAGCTTTCGTGCAGCTAGAAAGTACGGGTACAGGAGTGGCCTAGAAGTTACACTGGCTACATATTTAAAAGAGCAAGGCGTAGATGCTGCGTATGAGTCCATGAAGATTGAATGGGAAGACCTCACATACAGAACCTACACCCCAGACTTTGTACTACCTAATGGTATCATCATTGAGGCCAAAGGATTATTTACTACCAATGACAGACGTAAGCATCTTGCGATAAAAAAGCAACACCCTTACTTAGATATACGGTTCGTGTTTGAAAACGGTAGACGTAAGCTAAGTAAAGGTGCTAAGAGTTCATACGGTGTATGGTGTGACAGGTACGGCTTTGATTGTTATGACAGGATAGTGCCTGAAGCATGGTTAAAAGAAAAGGGTAAAGCATTAGACACTAAGTTTGTTGCTTACCCCCATCCTAAAATAGTGAGGAAGTAAATGACAATCAAGGATATGATTAACGAACTAAAAGAAGAAGACTTTGTAATTCGTATCTCACCCTTTCAAGAAGACGGTACATGGGATGGTGATGTACAGGTGTCCTTGGTATCATCTGAAGATAACCCATTAAATGATGAGGACTTTGCCTACATTTCTCACTTGTGTAGTATGCTCTGTGCTGTTATACCTGTCATTGAAGAGGACGAATATGTAAGGGATGCACTGCATCACTTTGTAAACAATAGACTTGATGATGAAGTACCAGACAAAGATGAGCCATCGTATACATCTGACGGTAATGTATTAACACTAACATCTAAGACAAGAGGTAACGCATAATGGTTAAATGGACACTACATGAGGCTGCTGACATGGATGAAGATGTAGTCAATTCTCCACCCCAATATAATTCTGGTGGTATTGAATGCATTGATGCAATGAAAGCAATGTCAGAGGGATCATACGTAGAGCCACACCATGCCTACTGTTGGCAGAATGCCTTCAAGTATATCTGGCGGTGGCCTTATAAGAATGGTGTTGAAGACTTACGCAAGGCAAGGTGGTACATAGACCGCCTAATAGATGAGCTTGAACATGATAGCTAATGTACTTATAAGTCTTGAGATTGATGTAGATGACTACCCTGTACCAGTAGACGGTAGCGTTGAAGAAGAATTGAATGAGGCTATGTATGCATACATCTATGATATAGATGGCATTACTATAACTAAGATGAGGATAATGACTAATGAAAAGTAACTACCTACCAACAGACTATCAGACCTTTATTGCAACTAGCCGTTATGCTAGGTGGCTAGACGATAAAGGCAGACGAGAAACGTGGGGCGAAACAGTAGAACGGTACATAGAGAATGTTGTTAAGCCTTGGCTCAAGCCAGTTGACCTTGAAGATGTACGTAATGCCATACTGGGGCTAGAGGTTATGCCTAGTATGCGGTCACTAATGACTGCGGGTAAGGCAGCAGAGCGTGACAATACTTGTATGTATAACTGCAGCTACCTACCCGTAGATGACCCTAAGTCCTTTGATGAGGCTATGTTCATCCTTCTCTGTGGTACAGGTGTTGGCTTCAGTGTTGAGCGGCAGTTCATCAGTAAACTCCCTGATGTTCCTACTCTTTTCCAGAGTGAAACTACTGTTGTCATTAAGGACAGCAAGGAAGGTTGGGCGAAAGGGCTGAGACAAGTGTTGGCACTCCTATGGGCTGGCGAAATTCCCAAGTGGGACGTATCTAAAGTCAGGCCAGCAGGTGCAAGACTAAAGACATTTGGTGGTAGGGCGTCAGGCCCCGCACCGTTGATTGATCTGTTTAACTTTGCTATTACTACGTTCAGACAGGCACAGGGACGTAAGTTGTCCAGCCTTGAATGCCATGATCTTATGTGTAAGATTGGTGAGGTAGTAGTGGTCGGTGGTGTTCGTCGTAGTGCAATGATTAGTTTATCAAACTTATCTGATGATCGTATGCGTCATGCTAAGTCAGGTAACTGGTGGGAGAATGCAGCCCATCGTGCCTTGGCTAATAACTCAGTGTCCTATACAGAAAAGCCAGACAGCATTGCATTTATGCGTGAGTGGACAGCCCTAATGGAGAGTGGTAGTGGTGAAAGAGGTATATTTAATAGAGAAGCATCAGTCAAACAAGCTGCAAAGAATGGCCGTAGAGAGTCTTGCTATGAGTTCGGAACAAACCCCTGTTCGGAAATCATTCTTAGGCCGAATCAGTTCTGTAATCTTACAGAGGTTGTCATCCGTGCGACAGATAGTCTGGAAGACCTTGCAAGAAAAGTCAGCATTGCAACTATACTTGGAACCATTCAGTCAACCTACACGAACTTTCCATACTTGCGTAAAATGTGGCACACCAATACAGCAGCAGAACGATTGCTCGGTGTGTCACTTACAGGGATAATGGACAATCCCCTTATGACTGCAGCTAACAACGGGTTGGCTGAAACATTGGAGCATCTTAAAAATGTGGCTGTTTCTACTAACGCTGAGTGGGCTGACCGTCTTGGTATCCCTCATAGCACTGCTATTACTTGCGTCAAGCCCAGTGGAACAGTTTCCCAACTGGTTAATTCGGCTTCTGGAATTCATGCTCGTCACAGTCCCTATTATATCCGTACTGTGCGTGGAGATAATAAAGACCCATTGACACAGTTTATGATTGACTCTGGCGTACCAAGTGAGCCTGACGTAATGAAGCCTGACGCTACCACAGTGTTCAGCTTTCCTATGCAGTCACCACTAGGTGCTATTCATACCGCAGACATGACAGCCATTGAACAGCTAGACATGTGGCTGTTGTACCAGCGTCATTGGTGTGAGCATAAGCCAAGCGTTACTATCAATGTCAAGTCTGATGAGTGGCTTGAGGTAGGGGCATTTGTTTACAAACACTTTGATGAAATGTCAGGTGTGTCATTCCTACCATTCAATGAGCATACGTATCAACAGGCTCCGTACCAAGACTGCACACAGGAAGATTACTACGCTATGGTTGATGCCTCACCATTGACTATTGATTGGACTAAGCTGTCTTCCTATGAGCAGACAGACAACACTAGCGGTATGCAAACTATGGCATGTACGGGTGATGTATGTGAGATGGTAGACATTACCTAATGCAACTTGAGTTGTTTAATAATCTAAGTCCTCATCCATGTGAAGGGGGCTTAGAATGTAACGACTGTGGTGTAGTTCAACCTGTTGAAAACTTTCAACACATACCATCAGGTGAGATAAAAAGAAAATGTACTACATGCAAGAGAAATCAAGACAGGCTAATAAAATACTTGAAGACTTTGCATCCTTATCCTAATGAAGAATACATATGCCCTATATGCTGTAGGGACATACAAGAAATAGGCAGGAAAGGACAGAAGAGGCTACAATCATGGGTGCTAGACCACTGCCATGAAACTGAAACATTCAGAGGGTGGCTATGTGGTAATTGTAACACAGGATTAGGTGGATTAAAAGACAGTCTTGAAAGAGTAAACAAAGCTAAATTATATTTGGAGAACCATATAGGCAAATAAAAGGAGAACTAGAATGATATGGATTTATGTAGTAGCAATAACACTTACTAACCCAGTAAACGTAAAGAGTTCCTTTCAGATACATGCCCCTAACATGGCATTTAGAACAGAAGAATCTTGCCAATCATGGCGAGAGTTTGATATGCTACGGTTGTACAAGTCACGACCAA